AAATCAAAATACAAATCCGTGGTGATAAAAAAGAAGAGATATTATTACTACAAAATTACCTGGGCCGATCCTACCGGTGATTCGGGGCATGCTGATAAACATGCTTCTTATGGATTAATACCATCCACAATGATAACTCATGCTTATGTGTTTGACAAAAATAATAAATATGTCTGGACCTTTGCCAGCTATGAAGATAACGATGAATTATTCTCCGACAGGAACGTCTTTCCGCGGGGTTGCATTCTTAAGATGGAGAGAGTCGCTGTCTGATGGATCCGATTCTTTTTTTAAAAATTTTTCTGGCTTTTTCAGTACTTTCTCTTTCAACTCTTCTACTTCAACACCTTCTAAGATTGGAGAATAATCTTCCATTATCTGTTTCATTCTTACTTCTAATTCTTCTGTTGTTAAGTCTTCTAGTTTACCTGTGCGTATTATCTTCTGCTCAATATACAGGCCAGCTGCCTTTCCTCTTGCAACCTCTGCATTGACAGCAGCAGACCATGCTCCTTTTTTAAGAGCTGATTGTCTAATTTTTCCTAACTCTGCTATATGTCTTTCATAAGTGACTTCGTATTTCTTTTGCCATTCCTCTCTTAATTCACCTATGTATTTAACTACAAGTGGATATAATTTTGGATTCTGTAATTTACTTGCATATGATCTAGCTGAGTCTTTTGCAAAGCCTGCATCGATAGCACATTCTGTTGCTGTTTTTCTACCTTCATTAGTTACAAGTTCGTATGCAAATTTCATTTGCTGTTCTGATAATTTTTTTGGTAAACCCATGCTTTACTTTTACTACAACAATGATATTAATCAATACTTAGTTGTATGAATGGAAAGCTATTAAGACAAATATTAGATAAGATGTTAAAAGGTGAAGCTGCCGGTGAAGCAAGAGTTCAAGTCTGTTTGCCTGATGGAAAATATTATGACATTACCTCTTTACAATTGATGGAAAATAAATTAATTGGCGTGAGAGAAACACATCGACTAGTATTTACTGTCAAGGCTGAAACATGGAGTATGGGTAAAGTTTTGAAGAAAATTCAATAGCCTGTTGTAGTGAAATCAGAAACAAAATTTTACCATGAAGTTAAAAAATCTTTATCAAAAATATCTTGGATTAGAATTGAAAACCTTAGTTTACCTGGGACTCCTGACTTATTGGGGTGTTCTCCTAGGGGCACCTTTTTCACAGTAGAGTTGAAGGTTACAAAAACAAACAAAGTCAGACTGTCTCCACATCAAATAGCATTCCATATTAAACATCCGAAGAATACTTTTATCTTGGTTAAGACCCAGAAGCCTGGTTCTGTAAAACTTTATGAGGGATCAAGAATCAAGGAGCTTGTCGCTTGCGGCTTGAAGCTTGACGCTTGTTGCTTGACGCTTGATGCTTGCCGCTTGAAGCTTGAGTCTCTGTAGCCTTGTCGCTTGGCGCTTGCTGCTTTTCTAATTCTTTTTTTCGCTTGGCCATTTCCTGCCAATACTTCGGGGACCTATAAACCATTTTTTTATTTTATTAGTGTTTGCCGTAACTTACAACTTTTATTGAAGAATCCCAACAAGCCCGACAATCTCCACACTTGCCACCCTGCGCAGGCGCCGGGCAACTTGCACCACTGTCAACAACCATTGAAGAGTTGGGCCAGCTGTCCACGCTTTGGCCTATCATTGGTGGACTAAATCTAATAATTAAATTTTTAGGTTTTCTGTCTAAATGGTCCTTGATCCATGCTTCACGCGTCGGGATCCAGTGATTGGTTTCCGGTGTTGCCTCACAAATTTTATAAATATTGTTTAAGTGTTGCAAATCTTGAACGTCTCCGGCATCATGCCATCTAAACCATTTTTGACGTTTAATAACCACTATCATTGCATCCACCCACAACGGTGACTTCATAGCTTCCAATCTTTTATATTGTGCAGCCTTAATAGCTTTGTATCTTGTATAATTACCCTTCAAAGCGTAACAGCTGGCGCAAACGCTGCCTTTAATTTTTCTAAGCTTAGAACCTGTTTTGCATTCCCACGCCGGTAGGCTGTAACTAAGTCCAGGCATCTTAGAAGTTCTAGTAAATGATCCTGTAATTTTTAAAGCTTCTTTTACTTTCATGATATCCTTTATAATCCTATATATAATAAATGTCAAGCGGCAATTGCTTGCCGCTTGCCGCTTGTTGCTTAAATCTTTTTTAGTCTTTTTATTTCTGTATAAACTTCTGTTAATTGAGGTAGGTCCGCTGTTTCCGCAAAGTCTATAATTTCTTTTCTGATTTCTTTTTTCTTTTCAAATTGCTTTGCTTTGTTTTCAGATTGTAACGCTTGTATTATTTCATCTTGTGTCATTTTCCCTCCATTTTGGGTATTTAGAATTTAAAGTAATTAGTAATTGTGCAAATGCTTTTACTCCATCTTCAGTATTCATAAAGACACCTGCTTTGACTAATGCTTTAAATAAGTCTTCGGCTGTTTTTACTTTCATTTTTTCTCCTTTCTGGGACAATCCTAAATTAAGGATTGTCCCTTGTCAAATTATTAATTAATTGTTTCACCTATAGGTGGTAACGCTTTTTGATCCTTGGTCCAGGTCAAGCCATCTTTTTTAAGATTGCTTTGGAGCTTGTCGCGTAAGTCCGCCGGGCTTCCTGCTTCCATGATGTCTTTTAAAGATACTCTTTTATTATCTTCTAATATCTTTAATGCTTTACCTTCCGGAGTTTTCTCAATTTGTTTTCGCGCAAGATCCCCGGCCCATTCTCTTATTTGCTCCCAACAATCATCAGGCGTTATGCTGCTTGAATTGTAACCATTTATATCAAATTCCTTTTCACGGAATTTGTAATTGACTTCTTTTTTCCTGGCTACCTTGGAAGTTCTAAAGAACCGCGCCGCCTTACTCATTTTGGTTTTTACATTTTCAATAGCCTTCTCCAGCTCTTCAATGATAGGCGTTGCGCCTATTTCATCCGCTAGATTTTTTTCAGCTATCTCCACCGCTTCTGCTTCAAGCGATCTTATTTTTAATTGTGCAGCTTGGATCAATGGGTCGTAGTCCCTGTCTAATTCTTTTACGAACCAATCACGCTGCCATTTTTGCATTGTTGCTTTTGCCATGTTTTATCCTTTCTGTTATTTTTTTTTTATAAACTACTTGACAAACATTGTCAATAGGATTATATAGGATATATCAGATTCAGTATCACACCGCAACTTGTTGCCGTCTTTACTGGATGCTGATCACTGGTCTATAGGCTAGAATGAAATAGTTTTGAAATATGCCTGACAGAAAGTCCTTAGACCATGAATTAAAATAGAGGTACCAGGCTTCATCCAATTTTTGCAATTTTTTATTTTAGTTAATTACCATTTATACAAAAGGGGTCCCAACATATGGCCATATATTGCAGGATTTGTATATTTATGATAGGAAAATACTTTACGGGACTCCTATGAACCTAGATAAAGAAAAATTAAAAAATTTAGATAAGTTACCACCGGATGTAAAAAGACAGTTCGCCTTGTACATGAATCAATGGCAAGAGAAGAAAAAGGAGTCTCAGATAGCAACTGATTTTCTAAGTTTTGTAAAACATGTTTGGCCAGATTTTGTAGAAGGGTCCCATCATAAACAGGTCGCAAAGAAATTTAATGATATTGCAAATGGAAAAATAAAGCGTGTTATAATTAATATGGCACCTAGACATACTAAGTCTGAGTTTGCATCTTATCTTTTACCTGCATGGATGGTGGGTCGTAATCCTAAATTAAAAATTATTCAATCAACTAATACAACTGAACTATCTGTAAGGTTTGGTCGTAAAGCAAAACAATTAATTGATTCGCAGGAATATCAACAAGTATTTAAAACAAGACTCAAAGAAGATAGTCAAGCTGCTGGTAAATGGGAGACAGAACAAGGCGGTGAATATTATGCTGCTGGTGTTGGTTCTGCAATTACAGGAAGAGGTGCAGACCTTTTAATTATTGATGACCCACATACTGAACAAGATGCTATGAATAGTTCAGCTCTTGAAAGAACTTATGAGTGGTATACTTCTGGTCCACGTCAACGTCTTCAACCTGGTGGTACGATTGTAATTGTAATGACTCGTTGGAATGAAAAAGATTTAACCGGTAGATTAATATCTGCACAAAAAGAACCTAAAGCTGATCAATGGGAGGTAATAGAGTTCCCTGCTATTATGCCTTCCGGTAAACCCCTGTGGCCTGAATACTGGAACTTGAAAGATTTAGAAGCAGTTAAAGCATCTATTCCGTTATCAAAATGGAATGCACAATACATGCAGAATCCAACTGCAGAAGAAGGATCATTAATCAAGAGAGAATGGTGGCAAGACTGGGATGGAGACATACCACAATTAGAACATATTATACAATCTTACGATACAGCTTTTATGAAAAAAACTTCTGCAGACTTTTCTGCAATTACAACATGGGGTGTATTCACACCGGATCAAGATTCAGGGCAGCACTTAATATTGGTGGATGCTATAAAAGGTCGTTATGAATTTCCTGAACTACGTCGTATTGCATTAGATCAATACGGATACTGGAAGCCTGAAACCGTAATCATTGAGTCTAAAGCATCAGGACTCCCATTAACTTATGAGTTGCGAAAGATGGGTATTCCTGTTATAAATTTCTCACCCTCGAAAGGTAACGATAAACACACGAGGGTTAACGCAGTTTCTCCGCTGTTTGAATCCGGGAGAATATGGGCGCCCAAAGAAATGGAATTTGCCCAAGAAGTGATAGAGGAATGTGCTGCTTTTCCTTTTGGAGATCACGATGACTTGGTAGATTCTATGACACAAGCAGTGATGAGATTTAGACAAGGCGGATTTGTAATGCATCCTGAAGATTATCAAGATGAACCAACGCCACAAAAGAGGAGGACATACTATTAATGGCAAACAAATTTCATAGACAAAAATTCTCAACTGGATCTTCAATTAAACGTGACTTTCCTGGTTTAAGAGAATCTAAAAAAGATTTTAGAAAATTTTTACAAAAGTACAAAAACAAACCTCTTGACATAGATGCTGTTTTTAAAAGCTATAAAATATTTAAAAAGAAATAATGGGACCTTTAGCAAAATTTTTACTATCATTAGCGAATCTAGTTAGATCTGGAGGAATTAAAAAAATAGATCAAGCCATTAAGTTTGCTGAACAACAGTTTGGTCAAGTGTCTCCTCTTCTTAAAAAACAGATAGAAATGGTTTTCAAAAAAGCCAAGAAGCCTGAATCAGGAACCAAGAAGAAAGGTGAAGTGGTTCCTATGAAAGAAGGTATAGAATCATTATACGAGGTTAACGCTCCAAAAGTTAATCCTACAAACATGAGCACCGGTCTTACAAGAACAATAGCTAGAGAGATTTTAATTAAAAGAGGAATTGAATTATCAAAAGGTATGGATCCAATTGAAGTGTTTAGAAAAACCTTTGGTCAGGACTCTTTGGGAGATGTTGCTAATCTTGCAGAAGAATTAATAGAAATGGATAGAATGGGTAGAAGACCTAAACCATTAACTGAAATTATAGAGCAAGAAGGTTTCTTTGATATTAAAATGCCTAAAGAACCACCTCAAGGATTTAGTGCAGATGATCTTGCAAAAATTCAAAAAGAAATAGATGAAGAAGAAGTATTGAAAAAATTTGACCCAACAGACAGAAAACCAAATGCAGAGGGTGGATTAAATTCCTTGATGGCTTCAGCACCAGATCCTATGGATGAAAGAAACTCAGTAATGGAAAATCTTTCAAGACAATTTTTTAATAGACCTTTAAAAGATTTATCTGACGATGAAATAATTCAAATAGAAGAAATGATGGACGAGATGACTAAAAAACCAAAAGAAGCACAGTCAATTAAATTAGCTGGAGGTGGACTAGCTTACTTAATGGGTATGTAATGAAGATAGGTGAGTATGAACAGATGATGGCCTATCTTACACGTCCTAGATTTAAGGACGGTACAATTCCAAAACAAAAACCTTTTACAAAAGAAGAATTTGAAAAAAGAGCGGATGGATTAGTTCAGGGTTCCTTTGGTGGAATGAGAAGAAACATTGAAGGTGTTAAATTATTAAAAGACACCATGGATGAATTAATATCAAAAGCTTTAGATTCGGGTGCAATTAAATCTAGAGAAGAAGCGGTAGACTTTATTTTAGAAAGAGAAAAATATTATTCTGATTTTATAGAGTCTGAAAAATCAAAAGGTGTAGAAGTGCCTGTTTTATCAAGAGACGAATTTAGTTCTGGTTCCCTGGCTTCTGGAGCTAGACAAGGTATGAGTTTTTTAAAAAGAAAATATAAAGGCTCAGACCTTGAAGCTATTTTAGAAAATCCAAAATTATTAGCAGCGGAATTAGGAGTAGAAGGAGCTTCAGAATTATTAAGATTATTAGGAATGTTTTCAGAAGGAGGTATGGTTGGAAAAAAATCAGGCCCGCCACCAGAATCAGGACCCATGCCTCAGGGCTTGAATTTAAAAGACAATACTGATAAAGGTTAAAAATTGGAGAAAATAAATGGCAGATGATACTATAGACAAGGCTCTACCTAACGAGCCTAGAAAAGAATTCTCATTACCTGGTGAAGAAGAAATTCAAGAAGAAGTTTTAGAAGAAGTTAAAAAAGATTCAGAGTCTCCTGATGACGTAGAGATAACTGAAAACGAAGATGGATCTGTTGACATTGATTTAGATCCGGCTGCTGCAACACCGGAAGGTGGCGATGAGCATTATGCAAACTTAGCAGATTTTTTACCGGATGAAGTATTAGCATCTTTGTCTTCTGATTTAAATTCAAAGTACATGGATTATGTTTCTTCTAGAAAAGATTGGGAAAAAAGTTATACTCAAGGTTTAGATTTATTAGGGTTTAAATATGATCAAAGAACAGAACCTTTTCAAGGCGCTTCTGGCGCGACTCACCCGGTGTTGGCGGAAGCTGTTACTCAGTTTCAAGCGCTCGCTTATAAAGAGTTACTCCCGGCTGATGGACCAGTTAGAACACAAATCTTAGGACTACAAACTCCAGATAAAGTTCAACAAGCTTCTCGTGTAAAAGATTTCATGAATTATCAAATCATGGATCAGATGAAAGAATACGAGCCAGAGTTTGATTCTATGTTATTCCATTTACCTTTATCAGGTTCAACTTTTAAAAAAGTTTACTATGATGAGGTGGAAGGACGAGCTGTATCAAAGTTCGTTCCTGCAGATGATTTAATCGTTCCGTACACGGCTACCTCATTAGACGATGCGGAAGCGATTATTCATCGTGTAAAAGTATCTGAGA